TTGGGCCTGCCCTCAGGGGTGAACTCGGTCGGCTTCCAGTCGTACTTCTTAATAAGACCTTCAGCAATCTGCACCCGTGAGGAGGGATTGAAGGGAATAACCTTCTTCTTCATAGGCCCCTTGGACAGGACAGGCCGGATACTGTGGGGAGCGTCGGCCTTGGTGGTGTACCGCTTGTTCCCTGAGTCGTACCAGTACTCTGGAGTCTTCATCTCTATTACCTTGGGTGGGAATAGATCCTTCAGTTCCTCCTCAATACTATTCTTCTCAGTAAGAAGCTCACCGTGCAGTTTCCTAGCGGCGTCTACGTTGAAAGCGAATCCGTTCTTCTCTTGTTGATCTACGATTGCGGCGAATTCGTGTTCCAGAATCGTAGACTTCTCCGGGGGGTCGGCATCTTCGATCCTCTGCCACAACGCTTGAGTGACTCGGACATCCTGTATGCAGTACTCGCCCATCTCGTCGGTGTACTCGGACCAGTCACAGGTCTTACCGAAGTCTCCCTTGTGAATACCAAGGCGTACACCCCACGCTTCCAATGACTGCCTGCCCACCAGCTTCTTAGGGAAGTCGATGGCTTGCCAGTCCTCGGTGCTGATGTCGGGCCACAACATGCGGGACATAATCAGCGTATCCCTGACGCATCCCATAGGTCTCCAGTCCGGGTACAGACGCTGGATGGCTGGGATGTCGAACTTCTGTATGTTGTGCCCAACAATAACATCAGCTAGACGCAGCCGATCAAGTGCTTCCTCCACAGGCACTAGCTCCGGGGTATCCCCCGGTTTAGCTAGGGCGATGCAGTGAATAGTTTTCAGACCCAACAGTGTGTCGAAGTCTTTGATTTCATTAGTCTCAATATCAAATACCAACACATCCATTACGCTCTCCTAGCTTCTTTAAAAGGTTTTTCGTATATAGAAATATCTTCCGGTTCTCGATCTATCTCATCATCTAGACCGGAATCAATCAGCCAGTCTTTAATATGAGGATCTTCGAGCAGACGCTTTCTAAGTTTTACGATAGATTTTCTCCATTGAAGCATAAACGCCTGACGTGAGTACTTAACGCCGTCCTGATTAATGGTTAGATTTATGATTTCATTCCAAGAGTATTGACGAGTTCCATCATAATTAGGATCTAGAGGTTTACCATCCCCTTTCTCCATGATCTTCCCAAAATCTCCTCGTACATTCTTCTTCACACTCATTGAGGAACCTCGGTAAGATCTGGAGCGACCCACTCGTTAAGCCTGCCGCTGTCTTTGACGTATTCGAGGGTTGTGGCAACTCCGCAGTCACCAGAAAATCTATTCTTGAGAACTCTGAGGGACAGTATGTTGGCC